AGCAGTGATTGATCCTTGAGCAGTTGCTGTTGCAGGAGTTCCAGTTGCAATTGTAATAGTGATTGTATTTGCATTTGGAGTGCTAACAACAGGAACATTGCTCAAGTTCCATCCAGAAGGAGTAAACCCTGTAAGCGTGATCAAATCATTAACATTTAGCCCATGAGGTTGAGCAAATGTAATTGTTCCTGTGGTTCCGCTGATTGTTGCAGAAGTGACAAGAGGCATAGGTTGCGTTGATGCCTTTGTGGAGATAGCAAGCGTTAAAATGTCAGGCGCGTTTCCTCTGATCGTATTGTAAAGAGGGAAAAATGCTGACAAATCAATCGTTTGAAGTCCAGAACCACCGGCAGGAGTTGTAAATGCGTATACAACTTCACCTCCAGAAAGTGCTGTAGCTGATACATCCCTAGTTCCAAATGACTGATATGAACCAAGTTGAGAAAGAGGAGTAAAGCTAGATCCAGTAAGCGTTACTGGGTTGTATGGAGTGGAGGCAATAAGCTCAACAATCGTAAGCGAGTCAGATGACACAAGAAGTGTTTGTGGAAGAAGTTGTCCACGATTTATCTGACCAATTGTGTAAGACTTTCCACTTGGAATAATCAATGTTCCTGCGTTTCCACTAACTACTGCTCCTATTGGAAGGCCAGTAACAATATCTTGAAGAGTCAGAGTTGTTGCGGTATTTGCATTTACCCTAGCAGTCAAGTTGTAATTGGCAGTTCCAAAACCTGTCATCGTTCCAGCATTTGATGTCAAATTAATTGTAACTTGAGTAGAAGAAGGGACGCTTGTAACAGCCCATGTGCCATTCCATGCCGTAGGAGTAGCTCCAGATATAGTAATTTGATTTCCGCTTGAAAGATTATGAGCAGAAGCAAATGTAATCGTTCCAATGTACGGAAGAGAATTGTTTGGGTAAGTAGAGGCAACTGATGTTGCCGCTGAGATTGAACCAAGAGGAATTCCTTGGATGTTTACGCAACGACCAACCCACTGATTGGTTGTCCAAGTTGCCGCAGAGTCATAAAGCGCAGATACAACTGCACCTGCTGAAGTTGTAGTAGACTGATACTCTTGCGTTCCCATTGCGCGACCCTGAACTGAAATTACAGGATAGCGAGTTGTGTTTGGAGAAACATATCTACGAGGAACTGAGGGAGACATTCCATATGCATAAGTAAATCCTCGTTGGTCATCGCGCTTTCCTTCAACAACAACTGACACACCATAATGGAACATGGTGTTTGCAGTGGTTGAAGTTATGTTTCTTTGTTCATAACGAACAGGAAGATTTCCAGTCCTTGCCCAAGGAAGTTGTTGTTGTCCAGCGGCAGTTGAAGCGTATTGAGGGACATTTGATCCATTTGAAAGAGGAGATCCAAGTGTTACGCTAGATGCGGCATTGTTTCCAAAACCAACTTCATGGAGAATGTATGGTTCTCCGTTAAGGAAAACGCCCCAGCGGACTGCTCCAGCACCATACCAAGCAAATTCGATCCAATACATTTGAATGTCAGCCCAGTTAATAGATGACTTGATTCCTTGAGGATCACTCCATTGTGCGTAATCAACAACAACATCAACAGGAGTTGATCCAGTAACTAGGCTTCCATTTGAAGGAACATCAGAGCGATAGACAACGCTCATTCCATAAGGGTTTGCAGGGTTTCCGCCTTGTGCGCCAGTTTGCTGGAAGAATACTCCGTTAGCGTCATCAAAGAATCCGACACGCTGAAATTGACCAGCGTTAGTAGTTCCAAAATTTAAGGCAGTAGCCATAAACATTGTCTTACCAGGTTGATACCTGTGATATGGTCTTGATTGTCTGATAGTTACATCACCTGCGACCGCAGAAATTGTCATTGCAACACCACCATAAGCAGGGAGGTGAGTAATATTTGATCCTCCGCCATTGACGGCAGGAATAACAATCTCATCCCATCGAAGAGGTTGCTTTCCATATTCAAAGTCAGCTTCGTACACATTTTGGTGAACTGAAACCTTTAGTCTTCCTAAAACATCTTTGTCGCGCTTGGCAGGGTTTATTGAAAGAACACCCTGTGCATCAGTTTGTACTGGTATTGCAGTTCCAGTGGGAGATGTTCCTATAATCTTAACAGCATCAGAATATGAAGAGTCTGAAAGACCTTTAAGCATTGTGAGGACGCTTGCCCTCCAGTTAGCAGTGGAAAGATTTGATGTGATTTCAGGGAATTGCGACATAGGTTAGGCGAGTTGGATGATATTTACATTTACGCTAGGAGCAAATGGTCGTGTTGGTAATGTTCCTGCGGCAGTGGGTGTTAATGCTATTGCCGATGGACTGATGTCTGACCACCAGTAGAATTGAATATAATCACCAGCATGGAAATAATTGATGTCAGTAACATTTGTGAGAGTTTGAGATCTTTGTGCGCTACCAATCGTAAATGTATAACTGGAATTCGGTGCATTGACTCCGTTTACTGCATACCAATTAGTAATGTCGTAGTTGGTTGTTCCACCACTGAATAAAAACTGACCTTGGAAATCTATGTAGTAGTTTCCTGCGTTAGAAAAAGTAATTTGACTTCCATTAACAACTGAAATTCCATTTGCATAGTCAGTTGAGTTTATGCCAACAAGGTTTGCCGTAGTCAGTCCACCACTGCCTTGAGTTGTGGTATCGAAGAACGCACCAAAGTTCATGCTGTTCACCACAGAAGGATTGTTCAACAAAGATTGCTTGTAGTGCCTCCATGTGGGAGCACCTGCGGCTAGGTTAGTTTGAAGGGAATATTCCTGTGGCGTCATCGTAGTAATGTTTTGTGAAAGCTAATCAGTTGAGGTGGCTGATGCAAGTTTAATCCTGCATCAACCACCGATAACTAACTACCTATTACAGACCAGTCGAAGAGGTCGAGCAAGGAAGAGGCGCACCATCAAATGGGCAACGCTTGTACAGGACAGGAACCACATTCTGTGGTCGCACTGGCTGGATCGCACGCTGGAGCTGATAGATGTGCTGACCGAAATCTCCGTAGAGATTGCAATCGTTGTCTCGGAAGTAAGTCCACTCAAGCTCACCCATAGCGAGTTGAGGAGCGAAACGGAAGGTTCCCTCACCAACATACTGCTCTGGGACAAGACGCTTGAAGGCGTCACCAGCGATGACGAAACCAACCTCGTAGTTCGCGGCAACCCATGCTGGGTTACGGCGTTGAGCGAAGCCGTTTGTGACAGCCGAGCTAACGATTGGGTTGATCAGGACAAGGTTGCCGTTGCCGTCAAAACCAGAGGCGCGCAGAGGCTGTTGGTCGATACCAAAAGCGAAACCGCGATAGCCTTGGAACTGATAGCCACTGATGCTGTCCTCACCCAGCTTGAACGAACCAGCGGTCAAATAGAGGAGATCCTCTTTGACATCTGCGTCGTTGCGGATGTTTTCGATGGCGTCAGCGGAGAGCATGACTTGGAAGAACTCACCCTCTTTGGAGGCAAAAGGCTCTGCAAGCATCTCTTCACGAAGGAAGGTTCCGATGCGATAGAGCGTCTTGAAGTTCAGAGCAGAGTCAGGAAGAATCTGAGCGAACTTGGTGTTGATCTGTTGCATATCACCAGTGAGGTTGGCAGTGAAGGACTGGGTCGAATTGACCACATACTTCACACCAGACTGGATGAGATACTGATAACGGATGTCAGCGTTGATGATCTGGAGGATGCTCTTCTCAAGGCTGACTTGAGCCTGAAGGTAAGAACCCTTAAACGCTGTGCGAGCTTGCTTGACGCAAATACGAGGGCCAGCTCCGCGAAGGGTCTGCAAGCTGAACTGGTACTCAGTCGAACCAACTTGGTCAGGAGTAGCACCGACGCCGCAAAGCGTAGTGTCATCGACGAAGGTTGGGGCGGCAAGAGAAGCGGCAGGCACTGCCATTTCCTCGACTACGCTACGGACAACATCCGAGACATTGGGAATAGTTCCGCCGTCGATGGAGTTGACGTAGGGAGACTTACGAGCGAGAACTTTTGCGATCTGTCCGATGATGCGCGAAACATCTTTGGAAGCGAAGTTCTGGATCGTAGCAAGAGGAATACAATTGCTGAAGTTTGCGCTCGCAGTCGTGCTAGCTCCAAGATTGGAGTAATTGACTGGAGCCGTATCTGTGTTGGGGATGTAACCGCTGTTTGCAACAGCAGAATTACTTACCCCAGTTCCTGTACTAGCCATATTATTTGGTTTGGTTGACTTGAAGGAGTCACAACCAATTGTGGTAGCGACAACCCCAAGGGTGTACGGATTTCGCGTGCGAAATCGATACGAAGTTTGGTTTGGTTATCGCTAGCGGCACGCTCTAGCTTTTGTTTGCGGCCTGTATTAGTGAATGTTTGCGGCTTCCACCAAGCCATTCCCATGCGGAGGGAACACACCGAGTTGAGTGACTATTACTAAATCAATGATTAGTCGTCAATAGTATTTTTTTAATTCTTTCTATTTTATCTCCACCACAGGCATGGAACACAAGCGAGTCACGGCTCAGATCATGCTCCCATGAGTTAAAACGATTGTGTGGAACTTCTAATATTCTATCGTTGATGCCATTCCAATTTTCATTTGTTAGATGATGGAATGCCGCTTGCTCCCACCAGCCGTGATGGTTGTATTCATCCATCGACCACATCTTGTCTAGTGTATCAATATTATCGCGGCAGTTTCTCCATGCCATCACACCGCAGTTATAACCATTATCATCCTTGGATATTACTATGTCTTTGTCGGTATCTAAAAATTCATGCAACGAAACTGCATGATTGTAGAAGAATGCATCAATGTCTACCGAAACAACCCAATCATTTCCACTGGAGAAGGCTTCTTTCATGCATGGTATTTTATGCCATGAAGCTGGCTTTTCTTGCGTCGGATATACTTCTACCAGTCTGTAGTTAAATCCATGCGTGTCACAATATTTTTGTGATATTGGCGACACAAGTTCCGCCATCTCTCTGAAGTTATCAGTAAAGATGGAAACTACCTGAACTTTCACGATCTGGCTAAGTAGTCCCTGATCATCTCAGGAGAAGTTTGACAACAAAAGTCTGCATCAAATGGTATTTGATCCATGTATTCTCCGTATCTATCTCCTTTGAAAAACTTATATACTTCTGTGTATGGGAACATATTGTCGATCAATTGGTTTCTATAATGGTCGTAAGGATGATCTGTAAAATCGTAGTAGGTATCAATCTTGTCTGGACAGATAACCTGTAATGATGATTCGTGAAGGTTGTGGCGTGGACACCAGAATGTATGCCACCCTGAGTTAAGTGAATTAACAAAGTCTTTGATAGACCTTGAAAGCAAATACGCATCTGATTCTGCGTGAATTATCTTATCGAAACCATTGTTCTTGGCATATCTGACTGCTATAGCAAAGCTCCTATACCATCCTCCGTAGTCAAGGTGACCATGACGACCAAGATGCTCGTCAAACCTATAGTAGTTTTCTGCTGGGCAAAACTCTGGACGCTCTGGAGATGCGTCGTCAAATATCATCAGCTTGTCGTGATTTATTCCAGAAGACTTATAGTATTCAAACCATGACTTGTACCTGCCGTTCCAAACATCTTGGTTTTGCGCGTATGCTGTGCAAAAGAGAAGAGTTTTCATTCTGGCAGGATATCAAAATCTATCTTGCAATCATACGGATAGTGCGCCCCATCGTATCTTATTACGCTATTGGTAACTACTAGATCCATTTCTTGAAGTAATGGTTTACGAAGTCCAGCGGCAATCCAGAACGAACTAGATTGATTTCCGACAAAGAAGTCACACCCTGCAATTGCCTTGGCAACATCCAGACAGCTTTCTGTCTTGTAGTATTCAATAGTTCCTACTTCGTGCGAGAATTTTGCGTGTTCTTCCTCAGTTCCAATAAACACCGCTCTATTTATATACCTGTCGTACACAGGTTTCCAAGGGAAGTTTGGATTCATGTATCGCGGAGTGCGATTAAATATTACTTTTCCTTTAGTATTTTCGTCTGCGTCTACCTTTAGCCAAGGCTCTGTTATTTCAACATGACCATGACCTCTGGGAACATAATTAAGGTATCTTGCTTGGCAATCAGTTAGGGAAACATGATGTTCATAGCACTCGCGCCATCCTGAAACATCGTGATCAATTCCGTACCTACCATCGTTCCACAAGACTTCAATGTTTTGGCTTTCAAGTAATGGTTTAAGTGAGTCGTACTTATAGCCGCTCATTGGAGCCATCCAAGCCTCATCGCGAATAACCATTGTAGTCCCACCCATTCCCTGAAATACAGGTAGGAATGCAATAATGTCACCTATGTGACCTGTATGCATGAAAGTTTGACGCTTTTCAAATGGGCTTCTCATCAGAGAGCGTATTCAACATAACCTGTGACCTGACTTCAAGCGTAGAACACTTTGCATGGTGAATTAATTTAAGCACATCGTCCAAAGTATTTTCTATTCCCAGAATTTCAGACTCGTTAATTAATTTATTACCTTCTACAAGTGGCTCTTGAACAAATTTCTTTATCGCGTTAGCGCAATGCTCTTTGGTCGCATAAAAGATATATGCAGGCTCACCGCTATTTATGTGGAGAGTTCCGTGATCTTCATACGTTTTTGCTATCTCTGGGGTGAATTTCTTGTTCACCACATCGTAGTCGCTCATCCATCCACCACCTGCGGCATAGAGAGCGCACCAACGGATGAAGCGCGCGACAATCCAGTCAAACTTGTTGAGTAGTTCAGGATGTAGACCCATCGCAGTAGCCATCAGCTTTTGTTGTAGCTTATTGTAGAGCGGACTTCCTAGAGCGTGGCTCCTGTTGAGCATGACTGGCTCCCATCCTTGGTTTGTCCAGCTAGTCTTCCACCAGTTGGCGCACGCGAATTCCTCGCCCTGCTTTGACTGGGCGATGTTCTGATAGTAGGAATAGATTTTCATTAGTATGTTTTAAAACCAACATGGAACACAGGCAGTCCAAGGTCGATGTGAGGTTGGTGTCCTGCTTGCTTTGCCCTGAGACAGAACGAAACATCCTCGCCCCTTGCGCTGTCGAATGGGCGGAAGTAATCGTATTCGTAGTCAGGGACATCAATCTTTAGGCTATCGCCAAACTTTTCTTTAATGTCGTTAAATACATTTCGGTGGACTAGCATACAGCCAGTTCCTACCCAATCGACTGGCACAATTGCGTCTTCGTAGGCTTTCGCTCGCGGTGCTAGTAGTGGATCGGCGCACATTATGGCTCCTCCCTCTTGCCTGCCAAAGTAAGCCGCACCTACAAGGTTCTTTCCTGCGCCTACAAGCCTGTGTAGCAAGTGTCGTTGTAGCGGAAGGTCTCCTATGGCTCTGGCTCCCTGAACCCAGTACCTGAACCAAGCTGGGCGTCCGATTGATGGGATGATGTCGTCGTCGATCATTAGTAGCCACTTGGCGTCGGTCTCAAGGAACTTGTGAGCGAGGCGGTTGCGAGAGTGTTCAATCTTCGCGTCACCGATGCTCATGTCGAAGCGGATCTTATCTTTTCCGAAGTCTAGTGCCATCGCCACATTGACGGCGGCAGTGACAGGATTAGAAGACTTATACCAAGGCCAACCAACAAAGATGTCGCGACCAGCAAACTCACAGCGGTACGAAGGCAACCCTTCTTTGGTTCGCGATTCGATGATTGGATTTTGTACTCTTGGTGATTCAACTTCTTCCAGTGCCTGCTTAGATTTGCGTCCGCGCTTTGGCTTTTCTCCGTAGTTTTTGTCTTCTGCCCTTAATTGATCTAATACCTTATCAAGTACAACTGACTCTTCAGGTGTTGCCTCTCGTATTTTAATTTCACACTCTGGTTCTGGCTCTAGTTTTAATTCTGGCGTATTCGCCACAATAGGAACAACTGGAGCGACTGGTCTTCCGTCCAACCTGCGAGGAGGTGGGATCGGTGTCATGAACGGATTTGGTGAGTCCGTAGCCTTCATTGTCCGCTCCTGCATGGGAGTGGAGATAGGATCAAGGATTGCCATAATTATGCGCCAGCTTCGTCAAGTCCAAGGTCAATTGCGTCGGACGCATTCATCTTGATTCGTGACTGGAGATCGTTGGATTTGTTGACAGACTGAGTCGTAACATTCTGCTTCGGCATCCTTCCAGAAGCCTTGAGCTTGCTGTTCTCATCAGACAACTTCTTAACCTGCGCCTCCAGAGCGGCCTTTGCAGATTGCTCATTTTGTAGGCTTACACTCAAGATGTCGCTGTAGACTGCGGCGGCGGCAATTGACGCACGCTCGTTGGCGGTCTTAGGCCACAGCGCGCTGTTGAATTTTCCTTCAAGCGCGGCAACATTCTTGTTGTGTTGCTGGATCTTCTCGACCTGTTCAGGAGTAGCGTTCTCAGGAGGCTCTTGGTATCTTGCCCAAGGTACTTCTTTTGTAAGCTGGTTAACATAATCTCGTACTTCCGTTGTCTCTTTCTGATACCAGTCCCTTGCTTGGTTCTGACGCTGTTCAAGGATCTGCTCTGCGTTCTCAGCGGCGTGAGAAATCTCAGCCTCCTGTTTTTCTTTCAGGTCTGACACATCGATCAGGTTACGCTTCAGCTTTTCTGCGTCTGTCAGTCCCAGCTTGCTGATGGCATTGTTCTGCCACCACTTGTCGTCAACCTTGTCTGGGCCACCTGCCTTCTCAATGCTGGCGATGAGGTCATCCGTAGCACCATTCTTACGCATGATGCTGTAAATGTTTTCCTTCGCCGTATTGATTGGCTGGGTGTACTTGCTCTGGAACTCAGGATCGTTTTTGATGTCAAAGATTTGCCTGAACTTCTTTAACTCCTCATAGTCTGAGGGAGTCTGTACTTGTTGCTGTTGGGCTTCGGCTAGTCGTTGCCGCAGGACTTCGGCTTCCGCCGCTTGCTTTTTGTACTCGCTAGCGGTTTCTTGGAGCTTCCTCCAATTGTTTTGATTCTTTTCGGAGAGGTTCCTCGGCTGTTCGATGGCGAGAATTTCTGGATCGATTTCGGCTTTTTGTTCTTGAATGGAACTGGGTGAAACTTCGACTCCAGCTTCTGGTTGTGGCACTTCTGTACCTGTTTGAACAGGCTCTGGAGTGATTTCGTTATGCTGTTCGCTCTCTGTTCCAGAGATGCTATCAAGTGTTGTAGTGTCTTCATTGGATTGTATTTGTTCTGGTTGTGGTTCTACTCCTGTTTCTCTTTCCGCCTCGTCGAGAAGCGAATCGATTGATTGATGAACATCACTGCTGATTGGATCAGCGTTGAGGTTTGCGGCTCCACCATCGCGGTTAGCGGCGGTGATTTCTGGTACTAGGTTTTCTTCTTCCATAATTGATTACATCGACACAAATGACGCCGACGAAGCATCATCATTTTTGTTTTCGTCTAAGAGTATGTCATTCATCTGGCGCAGGATGAACTCCGCGCCTTCCTTGTACTTTGCCTCAAGGGCGACTGACTCAATTGTTTTTCCAGTAGTTGGTGGAATTTGGGAGTAAAGAAAGCCGATTAGCTTTCCTCCAGACTTTTGATGATATTCGCGAAATCGTGCAGAGTCAGATGTTTCCCAATTCATAATTTATTTGTTGTGTCAGAAGACGCATAGGTTTTCTGACACTAATTAATGTATGTCAACAATATTATGCCAATCCAATATCGATTGCCTGTTCGGATGATAGTGGCTTGCTGGCATCGCGTCCGTAAGAATTGGGACTCATTGATGTCAGTCCGTTCTTGGGAGTAGGTGTAGGTTTAGCGATTGGTTTGAGCATCCCTGCCTTTTCAACTTTTCCAGCGGCTTCATCGAATTTTTGCTCTTCTGGCGTGAGGATCATGTCTCCCTGTGAATTGAATTTAGCTTCAGGAATGTTGCGATCAGCCGCGACTGGCATGAATTTATTCGGCTGTGAGTAATCCACAAAGTTGCGTGAATCTGGCAAGTTGTTGTTATGTCCGCCCATAGTTTTGTTTGGCTTACGCCGCTGTTACTGGCCTCGGAGGATTGGCTACATTGGCAACCATTCCCTGTTGGCTAGGATTTTGTTGTTGGTATTGTTGTTGAAGGTTTTTTTCCTGCGCTACTGATGTTCCTGCGTGACCGCCACCATGACCGCGATGACCATGTGGCATTGCGGCAGGTATGACATTCTCGGCAGGAGGCGCGGCCTGACCAGCCGTGAGGTGAGCGTATGCTTCCTTTGCGGCCTGCCTGTACTTTTGAGTCTGCTTTGGCATTGCGCCTTTGGCCTCTGCGGCCTGAATGTGAGCGACATAGTGCTTCATCGCCGCCATGAGCGGTGCAATTCCTTCCTGTGGCAATCCACCCTTTGGGACATGGGCGATGACTGGCATCAGCTTCTGGCTCATCGTGTCGAGGTGGACGATGTCGTTGTCGCGTGGCGATACAGGGATGTCCTGACCTGCGATGATGGCCTGAAGTTCCAACACCTGCTGGCGCGTGGCTTCGATGGCAATTGCTTCGACCTGATCTTTTGGTAGGATGACGCTGTTGGCGGTTGTTTCGCCCAGCTTCCTGCTCCAGTCCAGCTTGATAAGCTCGTCCTGATTGATGCTAGGATTGCCCATGTATCGTTGGATCAGGCTGTCAAGGATGACATTGTCTTGAGGAGTTGTGTCCTGAAGAAGCTGGCTGGCAGGTGAGTATGCCATGAGGAGGATGTCAGAAGGAGGGATGTTCTTCTGGAGCATATCGTACACGCAATTGATTGCGTCTTCGTCGAGGTGTTCAGGAACATCAAAGGGAACCATGAACGGAGGCATCTCCATGAGGCTACGATCAAATGCATCAACAACTTCCCTGCGCGCCCAGACTGCGTTTGGCTCGGATTGTTTGACGACATCCATCTTTTGTTTCAAGTCAGCCGCCGCCTTGATGTGTTCAGGGTGACAGATTCCCTTCTGCATACGCTCGACGGCCTGAGAAAATTGGCGAGAGAAGCGCGTGAGAATTCCCTCACGAAGCTGGTTCTCAATGGCGGCAGTGCGATTGACCTCAGATGCGGTCTTTTTTTGTCCGCTGTTATCGACAGGAGCCGATGGCAAGAATGTGCCTACCTGAATCTCAGCCAGCCCAGTAATGAACTGATCCAACTTTAGGAAGTCGTCAACATCTGCTGGCAATTGCTGTGGGATGACCTCGTAACCTTCGGAGATGTATCCGACAGGGTGAAGAACGGAAAGCGGAGGCACGCCAACTTTTGCGTTTGGCCCCTTCTTCAGCAACAGCAGTCCCTTCAGGTAGGTATTATCCACCACAAGGTTGCGAGCTTTCTCGACGGCGACATGGGTGTTGTACAGATCCCTGCCTGCTCCGCGAGATGACATTAGGTTGCCGCTACCGATCTCAATACTGAACAACGCGAGCGTCTCGCTCATCTTGTTGTAGCGATCTACTTGCGTGCAGATTTCAAGACCACTCTTATCGTCAAATAAGAATCGGCTGATCTTGCCATGCGGTTCACGAACTAGGATCTCACCAAGCTCAACATATTTCGCGTCGTTCTCGTATGATGCGCCGTATGAACCTTCCCTGATCCAATCCTCGTACCTGCGAGCGTCGTCGTCTGCGTCAAGCGTCCTGCCAGCAGGTATTGCTTGGTTGATTGACTGGATCAGGTGATTGATGTGCCAGCCAGCGGCGGCAGAAAGTTCAGGCTGTTCTAAAACTGGGAGCAATTCTGCTATCTGATAGCGTCTCTTTCGCGCCCAGATCGGCGTCTGGTCAGTTTGTTGGGGAGTCTCAATAGAGAAGAAGGTATAATCTTGGCGAAGGAATTCAGGCTTCCAGTCGCGCAGGTCATCCCAGCACATACCGCAGAATCCAAAGGTCGTATTCTCATGGACGATCTGGGCGACCAAGTCGTCAAATCCTTTCCATCCCCTGATGCACTTGGTGATCTCCTCGCGGAACACTTTTGTCTTGTTCTCGGCGTCTAGCGAATCGATTGGGTACTGCGCAAAGGTAAGCGTAGCCGCCTGCTCAATCACCTGCTTGAAGGGAGGCTGGATTCGGCTGACCATCGTAGACAAGAATCCTGTCGGCCTGTTTGACCTCCAGTTCTGACCCATGCTCTCCAGCTTCTTTGCCTGATATGGCGGCTCGTTGTTCAGCTTCTTCTGAATCAATTGGTTCTTCCTATTCCTCTCAACATTCTGTTGCTTCAGCCTGCGGTAGGCTGAGTGCGCCTGAGTCGCATCCTTGAATGTCCTGCGAACCTGCATGGTGTCCTTGTTGACAACATCCAGATTACCATTGTCAGGATTGACTACATCCAGATTCAGAATGCGCGGCTTGTCGTGGACATCGACAACGCGAGCGGATTTCGTGCTGTAGTAATCGGTGACTTTGGGAGGAAGAGGCTTTAGGTTTGCCATAATTATGTATTGAGCCAGCAGTTAGCAAGCAGGTTTGTTGCTTTTAAGAATTGATCCTTGTCGATGAAGATTGCCGTCCTATTGTCGTGACGCATTGATTTGCAACCTCCAAGCACAGCACTGGACGCCGTGTCGCGACCCTGCCTGACGCCAGCGGTCAGCCTCTCGGTTGTTGAAATGCATGAGCTACAGCCACCGCGCCAGTTGACATTCTCAGGGCAATTTCGGCAGGTCTTAGCGCGAGCCTCTGCAAGCTCATCAGTAACCATGTTGATCGGCTCCTGACTCTGCTGGAGATTCTTAGCCCATGATTGGATGTCGTTCAGCAATGCCATCGTGTCGGTCTCAGGGTTCACAGAAGTAATTGCTACCATGTCAACGCCATGACAGAATTGAGGCCAGTTGGAACAGATAAAGCTATTTACATCGCCCTCCACATCTCCACTAGGAAGATGATTTTCGGCGCGGAAATGTTCCACATTCTGGATCAGGCTATCGTAGGTGACGCCGTTGATACGGACATCACCCTCAATATAATGCCAGCCAGAAGGCGGCAACATCCCTAAAATTGGTGTAGCCATTAGTTTGTGATATGTTATTTAGAAGCCAAGGGCAAGTAATAACTACTTTACAAATTCATGATGACACTTGGGACAAATGCACGTTTCTCTCTCCTTTTCATCCGCTTTCAGGCCATTATCTACTGGTTCTTCAGGAGATCCGATCATTTCTGCCAGTTGTTCGTTGGTGAAGGAAAGTAGCGACACATCAAACTTGGCGTCATTTAACTCGTCAATTTCAACAGAAAGCATATCAAAACTCCATGTTGAGTTCAGTGCCAGTTGATTGTCTGCAATGATGTAGGCTCGCCGCTGGGTCTCTGTCAGGTGATCCAGCTTTATGCAGGGTACTGAATCCAGTCCCAGCTTCTTTGCGGCTAACACACGACCATGACCTGCGATGATGTCGCACTCATCAGTAATCAGCACAGGGTTGGTGAATCCAAACTCCTTGATGCTGGCGGCGATCTGACTCACCTGAATGTCGCTGTGCGTCCTGCTATTGCGAGCGTAAGGGATTAGCTTCTTGAGAGCGATTTGCTCAATCTGTTGAGATGTTTTGATTTCCATAGAAGGTTAGAATTGATCACCCAGCGTTAAAAAGAAAAGATAAAAAGAAACCCCCCAAAGAAAATAGAAAAGATAAAAGTGGGATCTGAAATCAGATCAGTATCACATATGACGAAAAGCGTCTCTCATGCCACAGCCCAAGGATTAGCCTGCTCTCAAATCGGAGCGCAATGAGGTTGGAGTGTGTGTCCTCCGAATTAAGCCGCGAGGGTAAAGCGCGGCTCCTGCCTTCGCCAGTGGCTCGACACAATCTCGATTTCCAGTGGTTACGATATCTTCTATAGTCCTGAAGATTCATAACAATTATCCTTGCGCTATCACGATGTCAACGGCATATTTTCATCGTTGCGATCATCTTGTCCTGAAGATTCTCAACTGCTCTCTCGTCTTTGGGTTGAAGGCGAGAGGGCGTCCATTTTGTTAGTGTGTGCTAGTGCTAGACCCTCACTCGTTGTCATGTGCGAGTGAGGGTCTTTTCTTTTACTTCGTGTTGACAACCATCAGCAGGCCGCGATCACACCGCTCGTCTTCCCTGCTGTTCTGCGTGAACAGGAAGTGTGGCTTCCCAAGCTCCTTCGCCCTGACATGATACGCCTGCAAGTTGGTGTAGTGAGGGTGATTGACATCGTGGAAGAAACAGAACGAGTTGGGAGCCATGATCTCAAATACTTTGTCAGCCCACTCTCCTGCGTGATCATGATCGCCGTCAGATACAAGGAAGTCGTAGCTGTTCGCAGAAGTCTCATGCACAAAGTCATGCTCGGTCTTGGGAGCGATCAGCGTCACTTTTTCTTTTAGGCTATCAACATTCTCCTGAGACAGGTTTGTTCCAAGGTCGTAAAAACTATCGACGCAGGTAATACTTCCCTTTCCGTTATAGGCTACGCCGTCAAGCAATGCTCTGGTGATGAATGCAGTGCCAATACCGATCTCTAACACCCTATCAGGTTTCGCAGAGACCAGTGCGCCGTAGATCAGCATGGCGTGAGGCAGGTCAATAGCCGCGCCGTGTGTGTTATAGTTATCTAAAAAGTTAAGTGGAAGTGGATTACTCATATAAATTACATTACGAATACTGCAATCTTGTGTAAAGCGCACTTTACTTAAAGCGTTGTTGTGTAAAGTAAATGTCTATAGCGTGTACATATCAACGCGCTCATGTACAGAAAACGCGGATTCATCGACATGACAATATACCCTTGCGGTGATAATTGTGATTTATAACTCATGAATCATACCCAATCAGGTATAATGCGGTGATTAATCAGGTGTCTGCGATCATGAACATTTTACAGATGTCTACGATCTGCTACACAAATGCAAAGTATGTAGCGTGATCACTACAATGCTTCTTTGTAGCGTGCATTAATATACAGGAATAGTAGATGTCATTTACTATTTCTGAATGATAGCTGTTAAAAATATGTAGCGGTTTTATTAACAGATTACTCTGTTGGAGCTTTCTTTTTTGGCAACGGACGGAGGGTGCGGAATTTCAGCGTAGTCCATTTCCAAGCAAGTGTGCCGATGCTGTTTTCAACCTTTCTCCATGCCAACCCATGCAAAAAGTCTGTGCGTTCATCACCCTCTTGGATCATCTCGTCTGGGCCAAGCTCTCGCCATTGGTCGTCCTTTTGAGAAGGACAGGTTTCGGTGGATGTGTCCTTTTCCGAAGGACAGGTTTCGGCTCGGTATCGCTCCACTATCTCGCGGAGCCTTGCGACCTCGGCTTCTAGTTTGAGGTTCATTGCTCCAACTGGTTCACACGCGTAGCATGACCCTTGGCATCCTCGTTTAAGGCGATCAAGTTCCTCACGAAGCCTTGCGACCTCGTTGGATTTCTCGGCGAGTTCGCGCTCTAGCTGGCGAGAGGTTTCTACTGGCACTACAAAGGCTTTTAAGCCCATTGCCTCGCAAGCCTCATCAGTCCTCGGCGTTGGTGTGGTATCGTTGGTTGATGTATTCATGAAGCTCAATCAAAAACCAAAGCTGGTAAAAATAAAAGAAAAAATCGGAGGAGGTTCAGGTCGCTAATGTTCGATGCCGCCCCCCTAGTAAACTAGCGTTAGCCTCTCGACTCACCCCCTCAATGCCTCCTCCGATTATAAGCGTCTAACCGAGTCCTTTAAGATCAATCAGAGCAGTGGTTCACCGAAGATCCCCACGAAATATGACCCAAAGGTTTGAGCATCGTTGATAGGCTTTCTGGGTGCTATTGTTACAAACCCTATGCACTTATCAACAAGTGTCAAGCCTTTGTAAACTTTCTAAACTCCCTAAACTCCCTAAACTCCCTATAAATTGGCTACCCCTCATGGACTTGAACCATGACAAACAGAGTCAAAGTCTGTTGTGCTACCATTACACCAAAGGGTAATATGAAATTTTTTTACCTATTATAGCATATTTTACAGAGTAAATACGATTCTATAATGAGGTTATGGCTTATTTTTACCCATGCGTTTGTAGACTATAGCCGCTTTTTCCTGACACGCCTTGCACTGGTGTGGCTTGCATTCCGTACCGCAGGCTGGGCATTTATGTTTCGGCTTCATGAATCCTTCAACCTCCTGAAGTAGCCACTTTCAGGCTGGTGATCCAACACCTCATAGTATGGCGCGCTCACCCAGTCAGGGTTTACCTTCCATGCGACATTATCCTCAATGGTCACCTCATGGTATGGAAGGATTGGCTTGTCATCCAAGAACGCCTCGGTGCTAGTAAACCGCCGTCCTGTGTACGGAAACTTTGGTAATGGGTTGTCTGTATTCATAGCTACTCAGACATATCTACAAACTCCATCTTGTCAACAAGGCTCTGCAATTCACGCCGCCTTTCATTCATCTCAGGCTTCGCCTCGGTCATCGTAGCAACTGCCCCACCGCGCTGGCGCATCAGGTAGACCAGCATGGACAGCGAATCCAGTGCGTCAGGAGACTTGCTCCTCGTCCGCTTGCAGTAGTCGCCCTTGCTCTCGACGCGCACAAGTCCCTTGCCCTTCTGCTTGTATCGTCTAGCCGTAGCCTGTCGGATCAGATCCTCATTCCTGAAGCTGGGACTGATCTTCAGGTACTCAAACTCCAAATACTTCGCCAACCCAAAGATCAACTCGGTTACGACGCCGTTGTACAACTCGCTAGCCTTCTGCGAGTCGTCGCCAAGGATGTGCGTGTCGCTCGCCGCCCATGAGTAATTGACTCCCATCACCTCGCTACCAAACAGACTGCACAGCGAGTCGTGAATGCCTGCGCCGTTGCCAGTCCTGTCCACACACAGCCAGTTGGGTGCAATCTTCATCGTCCTCGCAAACTTGATGATCGCCTGCGTCTGCTCCAGCGTCGCCTTTTTAGGGAATGGTATCTGCGAGTCCAACTGCAATACCACCCTCGCCGTCTTGAATGGAATGAACTGACCAGACTGAGGCGTCCAGCCGTCAGACAGCCCAAATCGTCCGTAGGAACACATCACCTGATCGTTACCCTCCAGAGCCAAGTCAAACGCCGCTAGAGGAACTACAGGCCCAATGAAGCGCACTATACCAAGCGCGTTGTCCATCATGGCAGGCGTGATGATCCCCATCGCCATGCCCTCTTCAGGGAACCAGCCGCGAGCCATCGTCATCGCCTCGGCAGTCCTACCGCGCGAGATGTATCCCATGTAACCCTGATAGGTCTGGAGTCCAGCGTAGACAATCCGCTTCTCAATCACATTCTCACAGCGAGCGGCGTCCAGTCGCAACACATGGTATCCCTCCTTGCTGTCCCACTCAAAGTCGTCCTCGCAGTCCACTGATCCCCAGCCGTCCTTCGGCTCACACCGCTGGGCGAAGTTGCTAGTCCTATCCCTCGGATTTGACGCGCCAAAAATCTTGATGTGACCCTTGTGACTCTCCGTATCCGCTGTGGACAAGATGTTGTTGATACCCTCCCAGACGCCGACAGGGACTTCCTCGGCCTCGTCCAACACCACATGGGTGCGCGACAATCTTCCCCACTTCGGATGCTCCTTGCCTGCTCTCGGTATGGGATGGAATCCGCGCAGGGTTCCATGACCGCTCTCGCCCTTCGGAATGGCTACCAGATGGATGCCCTGCTTGCTGTCGTTGGTAACTTGAATGCTGGTAGACTTGTCCTCCTGATCGGTGATCGGCTTCACCAGCGCAGTCCGATGAAAGGTCTTGATGTTCGCAAAGATGTTCCGCTCGGCGTGTTCCTTCGTCAGCGAGATCACCTTGATACAGGTGTACTCAGGGTCGCGATACCAGTCCAAGTAGAACCATGCCGCCGCCCCAAAGCTCTTGCCCATAGCACCTGCGCCCTGTACCAGCACGCGATCACCAGCGAACAGACACCGCCATGTGTCACGCGAACTCTTCGGTCTCCAGTCATAGACCGCCGCTCCCCAAAGGATTGTAGCCGCCGCCTCAAATTGGTCGTGATTCAGTAGGTGCATCACATACTGGCGCACCACCATCTCAGCCGTCGGCAGGTCGATCTCAGTCAAACCAACAGCGTTCTTAGCCGTCTCGGTGATGATGTACTGAGCCGCATACAACAGACCAAGCTCCTCGTCCCTATCCGCCTCCTTGCGAATATTTACGGCGTGTGCGTGAAAAACCTTGATGGAATGTGGCGGCGTTAGCCTATATCCTGTGTCCTCTGTTTGTTGATTCATTGCCATAGTTGCCTATATTGTGGTAGCCTTCGCGTCAATGTATAACCAATACGACCAGCTTCAATCACACACATTCACCGAAGCCACCAAGCTGGCGTCGCAAGGTGAGGAGTTCAGTCACCTGATCACACTCATGAGTCCTGACTACGCCATGCGCCTGAAGATATTCGTGCGAGACCTGCCTGACGCCATCCGCGAGAAGACCATCTACGGCAGGGCGGTCTCAAAGCCGCAGGCAAAGCCGTCAAAGAAGAATCGTTAGTAGGAACAACAGCCTCTATTACGCGCGGCGCAGGCTTCAACAGCCGCCTTCTCGGTTGATAGGTAGGCGTTGACAGCAGGGATGATCGTAGGTAGGAGAGCGTTGATCTGCGCGTTGTAGGCTATCAGGCAGGCGAGCGTCGTGCAGTTGGCTGGCCCAAGCTGATACTCAGCTACCCTGACATAGAGGTCATCCAGCGTAGCCGCCGTGATGCGCGTGTAGGAGCCATCAGCGTTGGGGTACTGATAGTTCCACCCTGTTGGCGGTATGGCTACTGCCATAAGGGATTAGTTTGCGCCGCTGGTATTGTCTACGCCAGTCGTGTAGCTGGAGTGGCAGATCGGAGCGTTGGGAAACCTGCCATATGGATAAACAAACTGACCATTGGCGTCGAAATAAAGCTCGTAGCGTTTCGTGTTGTTCGTGTGGTCAAGGAAGACGCCGTTGGCCTCGGTAATGGCGTGGCATACGAAGTTTTCGGTTTGAGGCACTACGGCATTGCTGGTCACCTGCGTTGCAGGGTTGATGCCATGAAGGGCGGCGTTACTAGTAGGGTAGATTTTACCAGCGGTGAAAGTTGTAGCCATTCATGACTATTAGCCGCCGACATACCTTATGTCAATTGGATAATTAAAAGCCTGCGATTTTCCTGCGCCTAGCGGCTTTATTACCTCGCTTAACTACCTTGCGCGTCTTTTTGTATATCATCCAGCAAAAGACAGCAAATCCAATCAGGAAAAGAACGGATGTAACATGGCAGATAATGGGCATATCGGATGCGTTCATCAGAGTAGGTTATCCATAACTACAGATAATAGCACTCATAAATAGTGGACTTAGGTGGTTTCCTCATCGATTATCTCGGTGACTTCCTTCATGGATGGCGGATCTTCGTCGATCTCCATGTCCTGATAGCGTTCAAACTCCGCCTCTATGGTGACAGGCTCGCTGTATGTCCTGACTTCAGGCGGCGCGTTCAGGCGTTTCCACTCTTCCTCCAGAGCAGGCGTCATGTTGGTGTTGCGCCCTACGCCGTGGAACTCCAGCTTCAGGGTTGGCCCACTGGTCACGATGTGTTGTTCAGGCGCGTATTCGCCTCCCAGCTTCGCATCCGCCTGCAATGCCGCCAACTTGTCGAAGGTAGCCTCAACCTGACCATTGCTTTTCTTGGTGATCTTGGTAGGAACTTCGCCAAGAGCCATCCGCCGTAGCAGGTCGCGCTTCTCACCCAGTGCCATAGCAAACTGGCTGTCGATTAACTCCTTGATCTCCGCGAAGCGAGACTTCACCTCCAGCCTGTTGGCGATTTGCGATGCCAGCACGCCAGCGGATTCTCGTTTGATATTGGGGCGACACTTCATCAGGGCGTCGGCCTGAGACAATCCTTGGGATAGCAGGCGCACAAAGCGTTCATGTTCAGGGTTCTTGAGGATCGGCATAGAAAAGGTCGGTTGGTTTTCTCTTATAAGTAATTATTACGCAATAATAGTAAATAATAAAATCTATCAGAGTAAATAGATTATATGCTTGACTTCTAACATAACTAAATGGTTATTTTTGAGCCAGCGCATTATCTTTTTATTGGCATTAGACTGGTTACTGGATCTAAATCTCCAGCAATTATCTCATACCTCGCATAGTCGTAAGTGAAGTATTTTCCTTGGTGGCCTACTGGCATGAGTTCGCTGATGGCGTAGAATGTTTTGGTTGGTATGTGTCCTGCTATCCATACGCTATTGTCGTTGGCGTAGCAGTAGATGAGGTGGTCGGTGTGGATCTTTGAGGTCTGTGGAATTGTGCAAGCGTCGTAAAGCGTCGGCTCTTGTTTCGTCGTGTGGCACTTGACATCGAACGATTCGCCCATCCAGTTGCGTAGGTCAATCTCGTTCTCGTTGGTGTACTCCATGCCTGCGAGCGTGTGCTGGCAGACTACCTCTGCGATGAAGCCGTGGCGGCGTGAGTTTGTGAGTTTGGTCGCGATTGTTCCATAACGATAGTATGCATTTTTGTCGCGGCGTTCTGCTTCTGATCTGATATCAGATGTGATATCGATTCTGATCATTGCGACTTGGCTTTGATGTCGTTGATGAGTTGGTCGTACTTGTCTCCCAGTATCTTGAATGCGAGCTTTGCTTCATCGCGTTCTTTCTTGTTTTGTAGGTTTGATTTATGGAGTGACCTGACTTCCTTGCGGCGCGCTTTTTTCTCTTGAGCGAGGCATTTACGAAGCGACCTGATCATGTCTTTGTAAAAGACAACATCTGAAGCTAATACTTCACAAATTTGTTCGTCGTGATCGGTGATTTCAGGGAAAGGGATGCCTTTCATCTTTTGTGATGAATCGCAGACTTCGCAGAGGCGCGTGTCGCTGTAGATGTCTGTTGGATGATTGCAAAGTACGCACCTTGGTTTTTCAGGTTGATTGTTTTCAGTTGTGAGGATGATTTTGGGTCTCATATATCGTCAGGGTCTGGTTCAGGGTGGATTACCATTTCATTTTCATGGTTAGGACGGCCTTCTCCATGCGCTCTGGCGTGACCCACATCTCGCGGCCTGAAGGGTGCATAGCCCAGAACTGCATTGTCTTTTTCTTGTTCCAGTCTCCGCGCTTGAGCTTGGGTGCTGGTTTTGTTTGTGTGTTTGTCTTCATAGATTCTTCCAGATGTTGTTACAGCGCAGGCACTGGAGGTGGCGCGGTTGGGTGTGTGTGACTACGATGAAGTGACCTGATAGGTAGCAGGCGATGCGTTTGAATAGGTTCATATGTGTGTGTTCCACTCGTAGTACGAGGTTGCGATTTCCTTGATGATGTCCTCGCCCCATTCGTTCATGGCATTGTTGATGCAGTAAGCGACGAGGCGAATGTTTCCCTTGATGTAGCCTTTGGAGGAATCGATCCTATCGATGCTTGGGGCGTATGGGTTTCGGTAGTGGCTTTCATCACGGCGTTTGAATTTGATTCCTGAAACTGAACAGCGGTCTGAGTTGATGAATAAGAGGTGGTCAATGTCATTTTGGTCAATGTTATAATTAATGTTTTTTATTTTGGCTCGCTTTCTACAATCGCTAAGTGACCTATAAAGTGATTTCTTTATCCATTGGCGGTGATCGTGATCCTTTACCTCTTCGATTAGATAAAGGATTTCGTTCATATGGTTACGATGGATGAGAAGTCGATCAGGCGGCGCAGGATTGCCTTCCCCCTGTCTTTAGATAGCATTTCATAGAGATCGTCAGCAGATGCGTTGGATGTCCAGATGATAGGTAATCCGCGCTCTGATCGCTCGTCTATCAGGTCGTAGAGTAACTCCTCTGCTGATGCTGGCAGGCGTCCCTTACCAAGGTCGTCGATCAAAAGTAACTTGCAGGTATAGGCTTTGCGGAGTCGCATCTCGGCGGTGTGCTTGATCTGGTCGTCGTTATTGAACCTGTCTTGCGCGTGCTGAGTCAACTTGGTTGCCTTCAGGAAGCAGATGCTCCTACCCAGTTCGTGTTCCCTGAAGAGGATCTCGACTGCGGCTCTGGTTTTTCCTGCTCCTGAAGCTCCGATCATGCCAAGACCCTTGGGTGAATACTCCCAGCTATCGATTGCGCTCGCTAGGTTGGCGTGTAGGCGCACTTTATCCGTTTCTGCGTACAATCTTGGCACTTCACTCCAAAACGCATTCCTACGCCCTTCTAGGAGTTCGCGCTCGCGGTTGCTATCTGACTCTTCGATTCGCTTATCGAGGCAGGTGGGACAGATGGAGTTACTGAACAGGGTGCGTCCGTTGAAGGTAATGTTTTCGGCATCGAATGTGCTGTTACAATCTATGCAATTGGTCGAAATCGTTTCCATGATTAAAATATACCAGAGTATGGGTTGGTTGTTTGTGTGCCTGCTACTGAAGTCTTTACTGGCCTCTCGACTCGGTTGAGCCAGTTGATAAGAAACTTGCGAGTCTTGTGGCGTTGTGGGTTGACTGCCAGCCATGAGTCGATCTTCTTGAACTCGGTTTCAAGATCGATCCAGTCGTATTGAACCTTGAGCGATGCGATCCATTCTTCGTCAGGAAGATTGGATACCTTCTTCTTATTTATATAAGACTTCTTGGTTAATGGTTCTTGGTTATTGGTTGGGAGCTGATTTCGTTCTGATTTCAGATCCACATCAGATTTCTTCTCTGACCAGCGCGAAGCATTTGCGGCTTTCGCGCGGTTAGCCTTAGCCTGATAGATGGCGATTTCGGAATCAGCGCGCTTGTTATGCCAGCCATCTTCTGATTTCAGAAAGAATTCAGACAGGAGTTCCGCTACCATAGCAGACTGGTCGCGCATTCCGATCAGGCGTGCAACGCGCTCTGCGTCTAATGGCAGTGGTGACTCGCTCAGGTAATACTGATCGAGCATACGGCGATACGCTAGCTCTTCCATTGGATACAGGTGTGATGTGTGGGCGGCGAAGTCACCCACATGAAATGAGTAGTAGTTCATCCGTTCTTTAGTTTTTTCTCAATCTGATCAATAACATTGATGCAGTATTTGAATGCGTATTCTGCGCCTGCTAGGTATGCAATCCGCTGATAGAATTCGTGATCGTGTTCGCCCTTCGGTGCTGGCGTCCTGATTCCCTCAGTCGCGTACCACTTCTCAAATGCTTTCTGGCTGTCCATGTGTTTGTAAATTGATTGGTTCGATGTGTACTTCGATTCGTGGCATCTCTGTCTTAGCCGCGAACCACTTTGATGCTTCTAGTGTAGTTATCTGTGCGTCGTCAACCCAAAACCCAATCAGCGCATCGGTGAGGCACTTGCATAGGTTGTCGGTATCAGGCCGCTTGTCGGCAGGTATGCGCCCTTGGCTGAACTTCTTAGCGTTCAACGCAACAGGCCGCTTCATGACGAATGTCAGCGTTAGCTTGATGGCTCCCTCGTATGGCTGGTCTGGCGTGTAATTCTTGGCGTAGTAGCCAACAACCTTGATCCAGTCCTTAGCTTTCTTATCTTTGTAGAAGACTGGCCTACCTCCCATCACCATCACCTTTCTGCCAGAATTCTGGAGGGACACTGGCGTCACAGGGATGATGAAGGAGATAGGTTCCATGATTAGTAATTATTCCAAAGATCGTCTTGGCAGTCGGCACAACGATAGCGGTTGTTATGTGGGTTGGATAGATCCTGCTTCACATAATAGACCATCTCTCCGTTGATGATGCGGTTACCCATGATCGGATCTCCGCAGTCATCGCAGATAAATGTGTCGGCGTCCTTGACGCCCTTCTTGGAAACTACTGCGCTCATTATTTGTTTTGGTTAATTGTTTTCATGATTTCTTCATCTCTTTTATTTGCGTGATGTTCTCCATGATGTTTGGCACAAATCCAAATCACTTCAAGTGGCTTGCTGTAATCTTCATGGTGAGCTTGTGCTTTTGATCCACAAATACAACAAGGATGCCTATGTATTTTACCATTTCGCAAAGCATTATTTAATGCATTATGCGCTTTCCTTTTTTCTGGATTTTTTTTTGCCCAATTATCTTTTGTTTCATGTTTGGATTTAGATGCACGACCTTCATTCCTAAACCTTTCTGATTTTTCTCTATGCCGTTTTCTTTCAGACAATACCCATTCAGGATTTTGTTCTTTAATTTTGCGGCGGTTTTCAGAATCGGACTTGGTGCAGTCTTTGCATTTGTTGAGATGGCCGTCTCCCATTTGAAGATGTTTGTAATAATCCTCTAGCGGAAGACAGCGTTTGCATTTAAAGCATTCTTTCATCTCTATATCTAAAACCAGAACGGAACTATTGTCTAGTTAAAAAGGGATGCTGTCGCCGTCATCTTCAGGAGCCGCTGGCTTCTTGTACGCCTGCGCGTTCTGCTTGATGAAGCCTTGTGGCTTATCCTTGGGTGCGCGAGGCTCGCTGATTGCAACGCCAAACTTCTTGACGCCGCCCTGTGTCTCTCCCTCCCACAAGCTGATCTCAATGATCTCGCCCTTCCACATCGCTTTGCCGCGATAGTCAGGGTGCTTGTCATCTTGCTTGTAGTCGTTAGGGAAAATCGTTCCCTTACCTTCTTTATGTTCGTATGCCATCTTGTTTACTTGTTACAGCAGGATTCCTGCTTGGTTTCTTCTGCCTCTTCGCTATCTGCGTCGAGGATAGAATCGACTGCGGCATGAATAGCCGTTGTGATATATGTCTCGCCGTCTTCTGGATCAATGAGATTAGAATCTGCCAAAAGTTGAAGATAATCTTTCATAACTTCAATTTGGTTATTCACTGGATCTTCTAAACATTCAACCACTCTATAAGCAAGAGCCATTGATATATCTATTTGTTTATCTGTCGGTTTGTTTGGCATGGGTGTTTTGTTGGTTGTGTTTACTTCGCGCGAACCATAATTGGTGCGCTCGTCTTGCTCACAAGAACTTCTGAGATGGCCTTCTCCAACGCGATTTTCGCGTCTTTGCTAGCCATGTCTGTCCTTGCGGCAAAAGTCTTTTCAAGCTGTGGCAGTGATATTTTACAGCAGGCGAGAATGTCATCGGTATTCAGGTGATCCGCTAAGAGCGGTACGAGGTCGTGTATGGACTCAACACTGCGGCTGGTGCGTCCAGAGGTCAGCTTGCGTCCGACGATCTGGTGACCATCTAAAAGCCTGCGCTTTGCCTCTTCACGGAATGCCTCAAACAACGGCTCAAGGATGTCAATCTTTTCCAAGTAATCGCCTAGCTGTTCGTCGGTCAGCTTTGGAACGATCTCAGCTTTTACATTGTCCATCTGAGATACAACACCTGCGGCCTCAGGACAGATCGCCTTCGCCCTACAATACTTGCAGGCGTCAGGTGATGGCGTGCGTGGCGCGTTAGGTGCTAGCGCGGCGTTGACGATGGACTGGATCTGCTGGTCGGCTTGCATCAGGTCGTTCTCGTTGTACTCCGCGATGGTGAACTTCGCCGCCATAGGCTGGACGATGGCTACCAAGATGCGCTTGAGCTTCGGCAGGTTCTTTTTTACTAAAACTGCGTAAGAACGAAGTTGTAGGTTTTCAGCCGCCGTGTTGCCTGTACCGACGCGACCAGTCTTCCAATCGACTACCAGAGCGGTCTCCTCACCGAAGTGATCGATGCGGTCAATCTGGCCTGACCAGATGTCGCCGTACCACAGGCGTTTCTCCAGCGTCGTGCTGTCAGGATCTCCAAGCGCGATAGCCTCTCGGATCTCCTCGTACTCAACTTGGCAACGATCTGCGATCTCCTGCTCCTCGTCTGTAAGGATGATCGACATGGGATCTTGCATATACTGGTGGATGCGGTTGCCCATGAGAGCCGCCGCCCCAGACTCGCTGGGGGGACAGGTGATTTCAAGCTGATACTTTCCAGCGCAGGCCGCGTAGCTAGCCATTGCGCTACCACTCATCTTGTCTTTGCGCTCGTCGGTCATACTATTTCTTGGTGGAAGTTACGATGTCCGCGAACTTTTCGTTCACGCGCTTGGCAACAGCGAGCGGCAGGTCGATCAGGAACTCTGGAACCTCAACGCCCTTGGATAGAAGGAATGAGCGAACCTGCTCCTCGGATACCTTGTACGCCTCCATTGTCTTGAACATGATCTCCCACTCGTCCTTGGCGGCTGGGGTAATGGCTTCTGGCGCAGGTGCAGACTCTGGCTTCTTGGTAAAAGCTGGCTTTGCGATCACTGGCTTGGGCGTACTAGCGATCATGCCGTCTTCATCTTCCTCGGAGGCAAGTGCCAACACCGCGCTAATTGAGTAGCGACGGCTGTAGCTCAATGCCGATCCTATTGCAATCGGAGTGTTGTCCTTAACAGGTAGCAGGAGGGTTGACTCGGTGGTCTCACCACTGCTGTGGATGATGCGTGTCGTGACTCCAGCGCACTGGGTGTTGGAGTCGTAGGCAGGCAACTGCGTGATCGCCAGTCCATGCTTTGCAAGGATTGGGCGTGTGGCTTCAAGGATGGCGTCCAACGAGGTGAACTTTGACTTGAAGTGTGGGTTGACCTTGTCCTTGGGGAGATTGCGAATCTCGGACAGGGCGGCTACTAGCGCGGCGTTTAGCGTCTTATTCATGGGTGTGTTGTGTATGTGTTTTGACTGACTGGTAAGATTTATATATGCGCTTGGGTTGGCGTGTAAAGAATTATTTTTAGGAGGCAAAGCGAGCCTCCAGCTCGTCCCATGCGGCATTGTACTTCTTGCTACCCTTGCGACCTCCGTTGTGCTTCGCCCAGACTTCTCGCATGATGTCTACAGCACGATCAGATACCCACTCACCCTTCAGGATGCTGGATGCAACGGACTGGCAAAATCCTTCTCCGTTATTGGCAAACATATCAAGCCAATCGCGCCCAAAGGCAACGATGGTCTTGGCGTTCGCGGAATCTTTTACGGCTTTCTCGGCGGCAATGATTGGAGCGAGCAGAGCCTCGCAAGTAGCGATCTGACGTTTCAGTTCCTCGTTGGACGGATAGCGGTTGGAAAACCAGCGCACATACTGCTCGTCCTCAACCAGCACATCAGCGATCTTGCGACCTGCATACTTGCCGCCGTCGAATACGCTAGCGTCAAATGTAGAGAGATGTTCCTCGCGAGCGGTTTTCTCGGCATTGATCTGGTCGCGTGATTTACGGAGGCGAAGAGCCTCTGGGTCAATGCCAACCTTCTCAGCGCACTGGGAACCGATGAAACGAGTCTTGCCCTCGACATCGCGGATGATGACATGGTGCATGATGCCTGTGCCGCAATGTGAGCAAGTGCCAGCGTTGCGAGGCATATCAGCCATTGCCATGTAATAGGCGGTTGGATTGTGTTCAGCCAGCATGGACGATGGCATTGAGAAGAAGCCGATGACTTGAGCGTTTGCGAGTGTGTTTTTCATGTGGATCAATTTATAAAAGCTACGCTTGGGTTTTGCAACAATTATTTTAAGGCAACAATGTTTTCGGCTAATTCTTTCAGTCTAAAAACCCTTGTACCAGTTCCAACTCCATTTCCCCATTTGTAGTTATCAAGTGCAGAATCAAGTTTTGAAAAATCCAACACATTTTTATCATAAAGATCCCATCCGTATGCTTCATCGTAACACCCTAAAAAATCACCCCTGCGGATAAGAAATCTGCCACAAGATGAAATATAGTCTGGGCAATCAAACCCATGTTCTTTGTAAAACCGCATTTGTTTTTTCCATTTTAGTTTTTTGGTAGCATTCATGTGTGTGTGTTGTGTGTGTGTTGATTGACTACACGACCAATATTGCCTAGATCGCTTGGGTTTCCAAGAAAAATCTTTCAGAAAATGAAAATAGTTTCTAGAGCCTCTGTTTATGCGGCTTGGCGGACAGGATGTTTCCTCGGCCTACCGCCCTTTTTGCCATTTTCAATAGCCGCTTTTGCCTTTTTTTCGGTGGTCGCCTTGCCTCCGATTTTGCCGATTTTGGTAAGATGCTTTACGAGTTTCTTTGTGACTTTCATATATCAATATTTATAGGTTGTTTTGCCGCCCTTCTTTGCAACAGGTGTACCGCGCATTGGGCCTTTCTTGATCTTGTCGATGTTCTCGCGGAACACACGGCGATTTACTGGTCTTTCATAGTCGCCCTTGCCTCCGCCCCATCCAAATTGGTTTTTAGGAATAGCCTCGCTCATCGCGCTGAACGCTTGTACCAAAGACCCTTTTTCATTTGTTATCCTCCATTGGTTTGATCTTCATGCCCTTCGCAAGACCGCCCAGCTTGCTGTTGAGGCTCTTGCGCGTCTTGGGAGAGATGCGGCTGTTCATGAGTTCGTGATAGGTCTCAGTCTTATTGATGAGACGCTGGAGGTGAGGGTTTTTATTTTTCATTGGGAGTTTGTAAACGGAGGATTTCACGCTCTATATACCAGATCGCTTTACGCAGGTCAGTAATTTCTGTAGCGGCGTCTTTCTTGCCAGCGCGCCATAAATATTTCATGGCATTGCCCAAACAAAATCCCATGTGCTGGGTGACCTGTATGGCCTCAATTCCGCTTGGGTGAGAGGTATAGTGCTTTGGATTGTTTACGATGTCGTCCATGTGTGAATGAATGTGTCAATTGGATGTGGATAGATTATTGCGGCGCAGGATGAATACCTTTCTGGCGGCGCGCTGGACATCGCCAGTCTCTCCGTTAGCTCCCATAGGAGCCTTCGGAGCGGCGTGTGAGCGAGGAGCCGTCAATCTGCTCGCGGCGTCCGATGCCTTGGAAGCGCGAGCGGTGTTGTTGGCTTTGCCTGATTTCATTACTCGGCGGCTGGCGTTGCTTCAGGAGCAGGCTCGCTGTTGGCGGCGACATGGAGACGCTCAAGGAGTCCCAGTGCGATTGTTCCGCGAACTGCCAACTGCTGGATGCCAGCGATCAGGTCAACGACGATCTCGTCAACGGATACTTCCTTGAGGTCGATGCTGGCAATCAGTTCCTGAATGTTCTTAGGTTCTGGCTTCGCAGGAGCCTCTGTAGGCGCGTTTTCTGTGCTTTCAGGCGCAGGCATAGGCACAATGTTTGTGGGAGCCTCTGGAGCGGTTCCTGTTGCGCCAGCGGCGGCTACTACTTCAGGTGCTACGCTGGATGTTTCGGATGTTGTATCTTCGGACATGGTGTTGGTGTTTGTTTGGTTAGGCCGTCAGCTTGCGCTTGGGCATTTTTTTGACTTTGGGAATGATGACATTCTTATCTTTAGGCATCTTGGTAGATACCTTGGGAACTTTGACGCTATCAGGCATGGACGACTTCGCGCTGTTCAGGCCGACGCGAATCTCAGGAGTAGCGAACTTGATTGAGGAGGTCGATGACTTAGGCTCCTCCGCGCTGGCGTTGAGAGCCGCAGGCTTGGCAGGTGCTTTGGGCTTGTTGACCTGAAGAGGGTTTTTAGGATTGTGATGCCACATATTATTTACGAGTAGTGTACAGCCTTTCCTGTAACATTGCATCAGCAATCGCATAGGCGTTCTCGGCAGTTGCCTCTGGATCGCCTGCTGATGCTGGCGTAGTGAGTCCAACTAGGGCGGCTGATGCGAAGTGGTCTCTAATGCTCATGCCGCTGTTGGGGCGCACTGGAGGGTTAGTGTTGTCTCCAGCGTAGGCTTGGACAGGGAAGGCAGGGTGGTTGACAGGCTCTTTTGACATAAATTGGTTTGATTTTTCAGCGGCATAATTACCGCAGGACGCAATTTACGGACTAACAAGCCTCTTTTGTCAAGATTATCAAGCATTATCCAAATGTATGGGATGCAGGGATTATGATGTAATTTCATGGGATTTATTTATGGAAAACTCTTTGAACTCGGAACAGCACCCATCGCAGGCATGGATGCCGTCCGCTTTCAAGTTAGGATCATCAGGGTGAGGGTGATGAAATCCATGACGACATACGAGTTCCCAGCGAGCAGATAGGCTTTTATATGCCGCACTCCATCCAGCAGGGATACTCGCAGGTCGCCAGAGATCATTCATCAGTGGCGGTTGATTTTATGTTTTCGATTTCTTTCGCCTGATCCTCGCGGATGTCGAGGATGATGCGCTTCAGTTCTAATGCTGTTTGCGATTCCTTCCCAAAGAAGGTTCGGTAGTAGCAGTAGCGTTCGTAGATGAACGCGAGCAATTGCTCACGCATATCGTCTTTGCCTGCTTTGTATGGGTGTGTATCCATTTGGTTGGGTTTAGACGCTTCGGTATCAGTGTCAAGCATATATTTATGATGTGAAGTGAATTGCGTCGAGTCGGCTAAAGAACAACGGCTCTTTTTTAGGCGCAATTTCTGAACGCTTCTGACCAATGATTGCCTGATGCAGGATCTCGCGTGCGCGTGGAACGCTAATGCGGATCTCGTCGAGGCCGTGACGCTCTGCCAGTTTGATCTGACAGGCTAGTAGTCCTTCAAGTGAGGATAGTTCGTGTGTGTTCATTTGTTTGTGTAGTAGATGTGGAGTGCGATGAATGCTAGCGAGAATGGGATTAGGATATTGATCATGCCTTGGAAAAACCAAAGGATGTCTTGTCCGATCATTTCAGGTGTCATTTGAGGGTTAGTTTGATCAGGTCAGCAATCTCCTTGGTTTTGCCAAGGCTATTGAGGCGCAGGATGGTTTCCATATCGTGAATCAAAAACAGGATGTCTGTTTTTAACTGCTCGTTCTCTTTGCGGACTTCGTCGCAGGTCTGTTCGATGATCGCGACTTGTTGGTGTTCGGTGTATGTCATGGGTGTGGGTTAGTAGGTGACTCCAATCTGGCGAATCTCGCGCAGAGAACTGATGGTATTGCGAAGCTCCTTACGCACCCAGATGCGATGTTTAAGACAGGAGTCATTGCGTTTTTTCCAGTGTTTCCTGATAGAGAAAATTAAGGCAACGGCGCAGGTGATGTAGGTTGTGTAGGTCATGTGTGTGTGTAGGTTTAGTGGTGGTGATTAGGCGGCGACTGCTGGTACGATGATGTAGGTGTATTTTGCGTCAAGCTCGGCTTTGCAAGCGTCAGCTTGATCATTTTGAGCTTTCTGCATTGCACGATCATAGCTGAAACCCTTCCAATATCCGAGTCTGTATCCGCAGGATGCGGCAGATGCTTTGGCGAGTTTGTTGTCGTTGATTGTCCAACGGACAGATCCGATTGTACCAGTCTCGCGGTTGATCGCCATGTGGCAATTCTTGATTGGGCGTGTGCTGGTGACGCTAATGGTGTTTCCGTTAGGAGCAGTGGCTGTGTATTTGTTTTTCATGTGTGTGTTTGGTTGGTATTGTGTGTGACTGACAAGTAAGAAAATATACATCCGCTTGGGTTTTGCAACATCAAAATGAAAAAAAGTGAAAATAATTTTACGCCCCCTCTGCGGCCTGCATTTTAGCCAGCACCTTGGCAGTGGTATCCGCGAAAGCGTCGATGTCCTCTTCCATGATCATTGGGAAAGCGGCATGGGCGCATTCATGGATGATAGCTTCTTCCAAGCTGACTACGCGACCCTTGACCTTGCGGTGGATCACGATCCTCTTGGAATGGTAACGACAGATTCCATCGTTGACCCTGCCTTCGGTAATGCCAGTCATGCCGAAGCCTATCTGCCATCGCTTGCCTCCGAAAAGCGCGCTACAGACCCTCCTGAAGCTCATGGCGCGGCCTCCTCAATCTCCGCTAGGTTCCACACCCAGCCAGCCTCGGTGCAATACAACTCTGCGTAGAATCGCCCTTCCATATAGCGAGCCATTGATACCTTGTAAAATTGCAGGCGCGAGATGTCCTTGACCACAAACTCATAGAACTGCGCCATCGTCTCAATGGGTGGGACGCTTGGCGGAGGCTCGCTGTCGCGGTCTAGGAGGATTAGCATGGATTCACGATAGCCTACCGCTTGGACTTGATCAAGGTCGTCAGGTCGTGAGTCAGGTTGCCTGTCTCCTGCCTGCGCTGTACGCCGTGATAGGCTCGCTGGAAGTCTTCAAAGCCGCGCTCGCCTGCTGGCTCCCACAGGTGGCCGATATAGGTCAGTGGGAATTGGTGGTCGCTGTAGTCCTGCTGACGCTTGGCCTGCACTGGTTGTGGATAATGCTTCTGCAACAGCGCGTCTGCATATGCGGTGATCTTGATCGACAGCTTGCTAGCCTTTGGTTTTGCAGGAGGAATCTCTCCCAGCTTTGCAAAGATTCTCTCGCGGTATCCAGTTTTCATTGCTTCGGCTTTTTCAATCCTTGCTTGCCGCTTTTTCATATTCCGTTCCCTGAACCTATCGCGTTCTTTTTTAGATGATAAAAAAGTGTACATGGCGGTTATCAAATTTGAAAACTTTCAATGGGTTCACGCCATTCGCTCATGCCGTCCACCTCATGCTTAACCAATTTGAAGAAGCATCCCTCATACCAGTCTGGATGCTCTACGGCTTCTGCTCTAGCTTTAGCTAGCATGGGCGGAATCGCGTCTAACGCCAGCCATTCGGTTGGGAAGGATTCCATGAAATCCACATAGCCGTCTTTGTCGTGGAGTTCGATTTCGTAGGGTGTTGATGGGTAGCTCATGTGTGTGTGGTGTTAGATGGTGATTGATGTAGGATTGGCCTTGAATGCGGCTACGGCGGCGTCACGCTCTGCGCGGCGAGCCATGCGCTTCTCCTTGCGAGCTTTCTTGGCGTCGCTGATGGCTTTGCGAGCCTCGGCATTGACGACAATGCTGTAGACCGCTGACAGCGAGATGCTGACAGACTTGCGGCGACCTGAAGGGCGTAGGATGAGTTCACCCTCTGGCGTGATCGTGACGATCAGGTTGCGGCGGTCTCCGATTGCAGTGGTCTTGCGAGTCACTGCCTTCACTTTACGATCTGGTAGATCAGCACCAGTATCGATTCCCTGTTTCTCCAGTGCGCGGAGTAGGCTCTCTGCGTGTGGGTTTCCGACCAGCTTGAAATGCTGGCGAGCGTGTACAACCATCATGGATAGTTGCTGGTCGTTTCTATCGATGATGTACTGCTTGCCCTTCCCTTTGCGGCGGATCTCTTGTTCCTGCGGAACTGGGATGCCTTTTTCAACAAGGGAGTCGTAGTAGGCGGCTGGGATGATGATGTCTGTCGTCATGGTGTGTGTGGTTTTTAGATTATTTAGAAACGCAGGTTGGACTCCAAAATTCAGCATTTTGTTTTACAAAATGGCTTCTTGCTATGCGCTTTCCAAAACGCAAAGCCATCCATTTTTCCAATTCATATGGAGTGTCCTCGTAGTGAGTGATTGTTTCTCCGTTCCAGCCAGATCCGATTTCGTATTCGCAACGGAACAAGTCTCCAATTCTATCAACGGAGATACTCAATTCAGATGCGTGTGGCAGTTTTAGTTTTGCGTTCATGTGTGTGTGTTGTGTTTGATGTGTGTGTTGGATTTCTTACTGACACAACCATCCTATAACCCAACCGATGATTCGTCAACAATTATTTTGAGCCGCATAAACACTGGCTCCACAGCCAGTCATGCCGTCAGAATTGACGATCCAACCACATCTTTTTCGCCATCTCGACATCAATCGTGAGCCGCCCAATTCGCGCGTTCACGGCGTTGTGAAGATCCACAGACCACTTGAAAAAGTCACTCCAGTCAGGAGGATTCAATCGCACAAAATCTTTCAGGTGTTGCTCGCATGGGCATCCCTCAAATGGCAGTGAGCGCATCCACTCGGTGAGCCAATAATCATGGCAGTGATTTTCACCGCTGACGCGCAACGCGAATAAGTGCAACTCAGCCCAGTACCGAGAACCTTCCTTCGTGATGCGAGCCACAGGAACTCCGCTGTCGAGATGTCTATCGACCTCTGCGGCGGCGTTGACAACCCAGTGGTCATGCCGATCAAAATCGATGCCAAGTGCCTTCGCCACAATCTTCTCAACCTTGAGCGCGGTGTTGTGTTGGTGAATGTACGGCGAGCCTTTTTCCTCCGCTGGCTCATCGCTGTCTGGGTGATCAAGATCCCACTTGAGAACTTCTGCCTCGGTGATGTGCGCGGCGCGGCATAGCCATGCCTCCACCATCTCATGCAGGGCGACTAGGAAACTGCTATTGCGGCTTCCGTACTCAGGTACTGAGATTTGCAGGGAGCCATCGCCATTCCACCACCAGTCACCTGCCGTAGAATATCTTACTACGGATGGATCGACGGCCTTGATGTCGATTCTCATTTGTACGGAGGTATGTCCTCTTCGCGGCGCGGAGATGGCGGATTTTCTGGAGGATTATTCGGATTTTTCATCCTTGAAATAATTCAACCCCAACTCTTCCAGCTTTTCAATTTGCTCAAGAGCGGTTTCAGTAGAAGCCTTTGGAATGTCGATATAGTAACCACTTACTCCCTCGGCATTCTTGAATGCTTGGTCAATGGCATCTTCGATTGATTTATTAGACAATCCAACAACAGCACCAATTTCTGGAAGTCCATCACCCATTGGAGAAATGTATTCCCTTCCTTTAATTTTCATTGAATTGCGTAACTTCACAAACTCGCGAACCTCTGGTTCAATGTTTACAGGTTGCCAGTTTCCAGATGCCCATGAACTATGAATAAGAATCTCGGCTCCGTATGTAGCTGTAGGCTCTGGATCAACCATGATTCCATGCGCGCCGTAATAAATTATCTCGGAGAAATTGGAATAGACCAGTTGCCAAAGTTCATTTGGAGGCGATGGCGATCTCATACATCCATCGATCATGTAAGGCTCCATATCCGCTCCAATTCTCACCTCGGATGACATCCAACCTCGGTATCCATACGCTTTGAAAACAGGCTCCATGCGGTCATTGAAGCGACGAACAGGTTCTGGAAGGTCGGAATATTTAAGGAACTTTCCTACATAGCACAGATCCTTTACCTCAATTCCAGCCATAAGCTGAGAAGGCTGTTTGCCGTCGATTACAAAGCCATCTGTACCTACTTCGACACGATCAGGTAGATCCTCCTCAATGGTGAATTCCATGATGTGTTTTAGAGGCCCAATTTTATGCTCAATCTCATCAAGTTTAGGCTCAACATCTTTGTAATGAGTACATCCGAATGTCTCAAATGTGCCTCTCCACTTATTCAATTTGCAAAAATGCGTTTTCCCATCATTTTCTTGCAAAAACAAACGAAGATTATCCATTCCTTTTACATGGGTGTATTTACCCACAGGAAGGTCTAAAGCCTTTAGTATTTCCTTACAGCCTTCACGCTCAAGTTCAAGACATTCACCTAGTTTGCACCCCCAAACGGCTTTTCCTTGGTCTGCTAGGTACTGCTGTAAATGTCCAGAATTGATGTCAGGAAATACAAATACATCTATTTCAGAAAACCAAGGCCCAAAAATGCTATCTACGACCTCTAATTCATCGTATCCAAGTCCAACTTGTGATGTCATTTTAGGAAACGCCGTTTCCCAAGGCGTATAGACATATACCTTCTTGAAGTCTTGAGCTAGACGAAGTGCCTGAGAGATGAAAAGACCATGATCTACGAACATACAGACAGCATCACTGATGTCTTTTAGGTCTTCTTTGCGAGGAATTTCAGTTGCCATAAATTATTTGCCCTTCGACTTAGCCTTGCGTTGTTGTGAGTAAGCGATGGCTAAACTTTGTTTAATAGGCTTACCTGCCTTCACCTCGGCGGAGACATTTCGGTTAAAACAATTCTGGGAGGAGCAAAGGCGTAGTGGCATAGTTATTCTCGGTCAGTTGGTAGGTCAAAATCGGCATTTTCGTACATCTCATCCATATCACCATTGGCAAAATCTTCAGTCATCCTATTGATAACTGCTTCGTCGGTGGTCTTAGGATCATAAAAGACATTAACATCGTTTACAGGAATCGATGTCCATCCTTCTGGGCCTTCCTCTTTATCAGTTACAAGTATATTCATGTTATTTTTTGGTGTTTATTATGAGAGGAATTTTGGATTTTTTCATTGTTCCAACAATCGTTTCCTTAGTTCCGTTCCTTACGGATTCCTTTGGGTGATTCTTGGCATAATCAGGGAACAATGACATAGGATCGACTGGTTTCTCAAGGATAAAATTGTCTGCGTTTTCAGGCCCAAGCATCATCCAGTCATATGATGGGTGTTTCCTGAAGTTAGGATCTTTCATAAACTGATCGCGTAGGAATCTTTCATTTTCGCTCATCTTGGCCTCTTGTTTCGGATCGTTTCCTGTGTAGATGGCAAATGCGTCAGGATCTTTAGAGAGTTGAACAGACGCTACTAGGTCAAGGTTCTTTCCGCCCCTGAAGTCCATAGACTCCGCCAAACGCTTTCCGATGGGTGGAGCAAAGGGAATACCATCAAGACGACTCATAGCCGATCCTCGTTCCACAAAAGTGAATCTGGATGCCTCGTCTTGGAATGTCGTGTTCTTGTACTTGTTTACGATCTTCTTGTACCAGTCTTGATTCTTGAATTGGTCATTGTGAGCCTTGAATGCATTATCAAACCCTGCTCTGTTGCCCTTAGTCGCCATTGATTTCATGGTTCCCAGCTTTTTAAGGAAATCAACCTGTGGGCCGTACTTCTCAATCTTGTCGGCGTTTTGGCTCTTGATAAGCTCAAACTCGCCCTGTGTGATCTCGCCATCCTTCAATAGCTTTGCGGCCTTCGTCACGCGAGCTAAGTGCTTGGCAGGGTTTTTAGCACCTAGTTCAAGAATGACATGGAGAGCGTCTTTTTCGTCAGCGGAAAGGTTTTTCTTTGTGCTGTCAATCTCCTGCATGATGTCCTGAACGAACTTGCGGTTGCTCTTGTGAGCCTGCTCTTTCATGATTTGGATCAAGGCTCGACCACTAGTTGTGTTGGTTATGATATTCTTTGCTCTCGTAACAAACGCAGAATTCATATTTGCCCACACTGGCTTAAATCCGCGCCCATCAAGTAGGCGTGCAATAACTTGATTGGAGATCAGGAATGGGTGCAATGGGCCGCCCATGTTGTCGCCGCGAGTTGTGTGCCTATCTGCCTCTAGCATACCAACTTGTTCGCCGTCGATGTCTTCGATAGAACCAACTTTTGGAGTGATTGTGGATTTTGGGTCTACTTGGTATTGAACTTCCCTGCCGTCATCTGTGGGTTGCATCGCAATGGTGTAGTGACCACTTGCTGGCACATTCTTTGGAAGTTTTGTGGAAACTCCTGCCTTTTGAACTGCATCAGGCTTATCAAGTTCAATTTCCTGTGCAGGCTTGAAGCTGATGCCACCTAGCGGCGCGAGGTTCGCCAGCGGCTTGGCAGTCTCCAGCGTCTTAGTCTTGAACGATTCCCAGTCTACCTTTCCGTCCTCGGTCTTTGGAAGCTCGCTGGACGGCATGAAGTTGATGTTGCTTTGGTTCTCTAGCCATTTCTCCACTTTAGAGACAGCATCAGCCATATCCTTTGGAGATGGGTTTTTGGGAACTTCTACCCAATAATCATTTTTCCCAAATTCCAATTCCCTAAATGGTGATGGATCGTGATTTCGGATGGATATTTTATAGGTTTCAACATCATCTGGATCTCCTTCTTCGTCGCGTGTCAGGATGTGATCAACGCGATAATAAATGCTGTCATTTGCTGTGTCTCTTACTTCTTTTAACAGCATATCGGAAGGAATATGTATCTCTTCCATTATTTCACTTCTTGCGTCTCGCTGAAGATTATGCTGATCACTTGATGGAGCAGATTCAACATAATGCCTTGCTTGACTCATGGCATCTTCTAAAGTTTTGTGGTCATAAAACATCCCATCTTCTCCCTTGGAGACATCAAATAAACCATCATCGTTTTTTGTTATAATTGATTCTCTTTCATTTTTAGGAGAAGATACAACCCAAAGTTCATTACTAATTACATCTCCTTCAGCATCTTTTTCTGGAGGTTGATGATAAACAACAGAAGATCCTTTAGAAGATTGGCTTTTGATAAGATCATCATATTTTCTTACTAAATCATTCCTTGTTTTTTGTTCATTAGTATACTCCTCATCCGCAGGCATGAACTGGATGCCTGTGTCGCCATCGCGTGCATAATTCACCATGTCGCTGTGCAGAACACCGCGATCATAGTTTACTTGGTCTTCAAGAGTCTCTGGCTTCTTTAGCTGACCATTCTGCTCTGCAATGCTGAATGCCTCCCTACGATCAACAACGCGAGGCGCGCCATGCGGATTGTATGTTCTGAACTTCCACCATTTTCCCTCTCTGTCAAAAGGGTCTTTTGGTGCATTTGGGCCTTGTAGTTCAAGGTGGGTAGCACCCTCTTTTTCAACTTTACCCTGTGGCGTTGTAATAACAGCAGAAACAATCTTCTCGTTTGTTCCTGCGTATGGCTCTGTAATTTTGGATGGGACTTCCTTGCCATCAATAACATCAAAGATGTTTTTGAAGTCACGCTGGTTTGCAAAATTATATTTATTTCCTTCTGGGTCTGTATAATAAAATGGATCGTCAGAAAGGTCAGCAGGGTTTGCTCGCTTCCATTCGCGTACAATATCAAGAAGCGTACTTCTCCTTCCAATAAATTCATTTATGCCCTTAACTGAATACATTAATCTAATTGATACTTCTGGCGCATAAACAATTTTAGTGTTTCCAAAATATGCAGTATCAATTGATTCAAGTTTTGGTGCAATAAATGCAGTAACAAGTGATAAATCAATATTTTTTACTTTTTCAAGTTTCGGAACAGCAACTTGAGATGGGCCTCTTATATCTAGTGTAGTAACTTTTTCTAGTGAAGAAAAATCAACATTTTTATTATCCGCCATTCTGGTCTGCGATCCAAATTCAATACTTTTAGCAGTTTTAAGTTTTGGAACTATTAAATCATTAGCGTGAGAAATATGTATTCGACTTGCTGTTTCTAATTGAGGCAGGTTTATTTTATTTGCGTAATAAAACCAAACATTCCCAGATTCTTTAAGTAATGGAAGATTAACTTCTCCAGCAGAATCTCCTCCAATTGCTCCTACTTTTTTTAGGTTTGGAAGATATACATTTGTGATATTTGCAGTAAGTATTTCTCCTGCGCTTTCCAAATATGGAAGTTCAAATGTTTCGCCATTTCTCTTATCAACACGCACCATTATTTTTCCAGAAACATTTTTGTATTTATTATTATTTGGGTCTTCTGGAGTCCACACAAGGCCAGTTAACAGGTTTCCATTTTTATCAAGAATGTCTTCAGTTTTAGGTGCATTATCAATAAATGGTTGAAGGTATTCTTGCTCAAATCCATTTCCATAGTCTCTTTGCTTTGGTGATGGTGGGTAAAAAACTCCATTTTGATCATAATATTTGTATGCGTCTACTGGCAAAACGCCTGTTTTTATTATTTCAACAGCCATTTTCCTAAAATTCCTATCATGGAGGTATTTGTCTCCTCCAGTTGGGCCTTCTCCACCAAGAATAAATTTCTCTGCTTCTGCGTCATATTGTGGCGCAGTAATATTCTGGGCTTTTCCTGTTCCTCTGACTTCAGCAATTTCTCCATTCTCTGTGCGTATTGCTATTTGAGGACTTCCCTCGTCAAAGTACAGATAGAAGTCACCACCAGTAAGATGGCTATTCGCAGTTCCTACAGATCCACCTGTACACCATCCAGTGCCAGCGCAGTCTGCGTTCAACTTCTCTGCCTGACCCATGTCGGATGACTGATCATACTTCTTCCAACCTGTGTAAACTCCGCGCTTTTCGGCGCGAGCTTTAATCACATCAAATACGCCTTTTGTGTAGGCGTCTTTTGATGACATCCCTTGGCGCATATACTCCGCAATCTTTGAAGCGGTTGCGCCTGAAACCTCGTTGGGAACAGCCTCGTTTCCGTTGCTGATGTTCTGGATGAGCGGAACCATCTCGCCCTCTTCGTTGTAGCCAGCGTTAATCCTAAACTTGGATGAGGCGTTTAGAATGGCGGCTACTTCGGCTGGAGTGTAAGAGCCTTGGATTTGTTCTCTTTCGATTGCCCTTTCAGCAGATTGAAGTGATGGATGTATTTCTTCTACTTTACCATCCTTTAATACAGCAAAACCTCCATATTCTCCTGATTGGTATTGAACAGAGTATTCTGGTTGGCGTGATGATTCTTTCATCTCACCCAACAAATAGTTAACACTATTTGCAAGAGCATTTACCCTGAACTGCGTGATCTGATCTACCTTGTCCTGATCAAATGACCTGTTGAACTCCTCCTGACTCATGTTGCGGATACGAAGCCAGTCTGGGGGGAAGTCTGCGGCCTGTGCAGGAGTAGCGTTACGAACTACCTTCTGGTAGTAGTTCTTGATCTTTTCTGGGTCTATTTTGGGGAAAAGAGTTTGTTTTTCTACAGGTTGCCTAAAGTTTGTTTGTAGCAATGAATATTTTTCTTTTACATGACTATGAATCCATTTATCCAGAGCCGCCATTGTGGCAGGCTTGTCTTTGATGCCGCTGTTCTCTAGCTCGCGGTTCCAGAACTCAAGGTGTTGAGGCGTTCCCTCCTCGCGGATCTCGGCAGAGGCAGGCATGAACTGGATGCCAGTAGTCGCCACATATTTACCCCTGCGTTCCTCACCCTCTGATCCTGTGCCAGTATATCGCTCTGGAACAACAGCAACATCAGGCATGAAATTCCTTATCGCCTTTCCGTAGTCCACAGGAACCTTCGGCGCGTGTTCGTTGTCCATCAACTCCGCCATGTGATCCAAGCGCATTGACATGATCGTGCGATCAATGTCCTTTCCGCGCACATCACCGCGCCTGCGAGGTGTCCTAGTGCGATCTTCGTTCAATCCCCTGAAGTCGTTGGTCGTCAGGTTGAGGAAGTCGTTGAAGATGTTTTTCTTTGCTAGTGCCTCGGCAGGCGTACCAGCCAGTCCAGTCTCTCCTGCGAGTCCATTCTGCCAGTTCTGGAGGTACTTCTCGGTGAACTCCTTGAAGAATGCGTTCTTGTCACCGCCCCAAGGTGATAGTCGCGCAGGCATCCGCTGGCTCCATGCGTTTAGCTTCTCAAACATCCTGCCGACAGAAATTGTAGTAACAAGGAAATTTCCGTCCTTGGAGAGGTGCATTCCGATGGGAACCACATCGTAAACCTTTGGTGAGTAAGCCGTGTACTTACCTGCGTCGTTCATGACGGCGGCATAGTCCACAAGCATACGAGATCCATCGCCCCTGACAATTGCGTCGTTGATTTTGAGAATATGATCCTTGATCGACTTGGGAATGATGCCCTCTGGCAGGTCTTTGATAGCCTGAATCTGTAGCGGCGTGAATGTTCCGCGCCATGTTTCTGAGTTGTCTGCTACAGGCTGAAATCTGTTAGGAGTTCCCTCATCAGGCGTGTTCAGTGCCTGCATGATGGTGTCCTTGCGAGCCTTTTGTAGCTTCTTGGCCTCCGCTGGCGTATACATCGCAGGCGTGACGCCGTCTGCCTCGGTAACGAATGCCTTGCTGACGACTAGCTTGCCGCCATCAGGTATTGCCATTCCCTGAACCTCATCAGGCTTCTGTCCGTAGCCAGAAAGCTGTCTGTCAGTCGCCCATGCGCCTTCTGCGGCGGCAGGGTTGGTAATGTCAACAGGTGCGCCTACAGGGTTTCCTGCGGCGTCGTAGACCTGTCCCTGCATCTTGGTCTTGAAGAGTCCGCTGTACTTTCCGTACTTCTCCATGATGGCGCGGTTCTTGATCATCAACGCCCTGCTGATCTTCGGTGCGTCTGGAGCCTTTACCGCAGGCGAAACCTCGCCCTGCAAGGCTTGTAGAGCGCGTATGGCCTGCCTATTGGCGGCTAGTACCTCTGGGGAGAACTCCGCCCCTGTGAGAGGGTCTACAGGACTGCCTTTTCCGCCCAGTCCAAAGAACTTTTGAACCGCCTTGTCGAGCAGGTTTTTCTTGGTCTTGATGGTAGCCAGATCCATTAAATGGAGCGTTGCTGAGTCCAGATCCTTGCCAAGGTGGTTTGAAAGCGTGCCAGCGTTGAGTTGCGCGATGATCTCGTCCTTCATGTAGGTGGCAACAGCCTGCTCATTGAGCGCGCCGCGCGTTTCGTCCCACAGGCCAGCCAGCTTAGAAAGCTGTTCAAACTGCTCTGGGCTTTTGCCTCTCATGTAGTTGTTCTGGTACATATCCACCAAGTCCTTGGTGCTGTACTTGCCAGATGTTGTAGCCGTTACATTTCCGTTCAGATCCTTGATTTCTTGGCTGAATAGCAGGTCTTCGGCGTCCTTATTAGCCTCCCTGAACTCAGGGATGTTACGGATGTGGTGACCGAATTCGTGCGTGAGTGCCTCAATCGGAGTCTCTCCAAATATCTGTTGGCGAGCCTTCAGGTGATTCGCGTTTATGACGATTGATGGCTTCGTGCGATCAAAGATCAACGGCTTCTTTTCGCCACCCATTGGCATCCCTGCCTGATACTCTACGGCTCCCTCTGGCGTGCTATAGAACCCCTGCTGGTTAGCGGTCTCCATTACCTCGGCATCTGTCATGCCATTGTTGGCAGGGTCTTGCCTGAACTTAGCAAAAATCTGGTCAGGTGTTAGGATGTGGACGCCGACATTGTTCTGTCCTGCGCGTAGCGTTCCGTTGGTAAGTTCGTTCAGCTTGGTAAGCTGAGTCAGGAACTGGCGGCTAAATTCGTTGCGTGTTTGGACATTGGCTCGCGTTACGGCGGACAGCGTCTTCTTCTCTTCGTTGAGAGCTTTACCCAGCTTTTCTGCATCCTTACTGCCTGAACGGACAGCATCGTTGTAAGCCGCATACGCTTCAGAAACCATCTTTTCGTGACGCTTGATCACATTGTCCCAGCTAGTCAGGCCGTTCATGGTCTTCTGGGTCTCAGGATCAAGGCTCTTGTATGTCTTGTAATCGTCTACTGCCTGCTGTTGGCGTTCACGCTGTTCTACCACAGGGTCAACGCCTGTGATTTTACCAAGGACATGGTGCAACGCCCTTCCTCCTACGCCGTACAGCAATCCAGTCGATAGCATCTGGTTCCTTTCTTCTGGCGACGCCGAATCAAGTGCGCCAGTACCAAGTGCTATCAATGTTGGGTGAATGCCAGCCTTCGCGTACTCAACGGAATTATTGATGATGCTATCTAAATTCTTTCCGCCGAATCTCAGGATTTTGGCGGTCGATTCGCTGACATCAGGTAGTGATCCAAGCGTTTCAAATGTACCCTTGCTACCACCAGCCGCTATCGCGCGAGCCTCGTCGATGTCCCTGATCAATGCAGGAGCTTTGGCGGCATACGCGCCAAGTTTTAGCAATGGAGCGGCTCCATGACCTACAGCACCGCCTACCAACGCCCCAAATAATGGGTGTTCCTTGTCGGTCTCATACCCAGCGATAGCACCAACGCCGACAGGAAGGACTTTTTTCAGTCCCTCTGGCGCGGCTTCTCCAAGTGCCTTTAGCTTGTCAACACCCTCGGCAATTGCGCCTGCGGTGCGACCAACCATTGATGGCTGTTGCCTCTTTTCTAATTTTTCCGCAAATTTCTGTTTCTGCAACGCTTGCGCGGCGTCGTTCATCGCCTTGATTTCGGCGTCAGTCTTTCCAAGATACTTCAGACCCTGTGCGATCTTAGGAGTTAACCCCATCGCCGTTTCTGCGGCTAGTCCAACTGCTCCCATCTCGCCTAGACCAAGTCCTGCTGGCATTATGAATGAGCCAGTGAGCGCGATGTCCTCGTCAGCGGCTTTCTCCTCTGCGGCGGCTTGAGATGTGGTCTGCTGGGCGATCTGATCCGCCATCGATTGGCGTTTTGCCTTCGCCTGCTCTTCGGTGATTCCATCCTGCTCCATGATGGTCTTGGTGTCAGGAAGGC